ATTGAAGCCTTACGGATATCCGATATTGGTTAAAGATTATGCGATCACCTACGGATTAAGAGGGATCGATGTCCTAGAAGTGATAAAGCTGGAAAAGAAAGAGCAAATGAGAAAAAGAGGCATTCGCTCGCCTGATCTCGCGGATGCATTCGCTCTCACATTCTCATATCCTGTTTCAAGTAATTCATTGGCAAGAAGAAAAATAAATGTTAAAAGTGGTGGTAGGACTATGCAACAAATGAAAAGAAGGTAAAATTATGGCACCGGCAGTAGCAGCAGCAATACCATACATAGCAGGGGCAGCATCTGTGGCTTCTGCAGGTGTTGGAATAGTTGGAGCAATTCAAGCACAAAAAGAGCGTAAATCCGCCAAGAAAGAAGCTGCGAGGGAGCGTAGTAGACTCCAAGCTGAAGAAGCAAAGAAAAGAGAAAAGCAGATGGCAAGATTAACGGCACGAGGGCAAACCGAAAGGGGCAGTATATTAACATCTCCGCAAGGTGTTACGGGCGATGCGGCGGTGGGGCGGAAGCGTTTATTAGGTGAATAATATGAAAGAATTAAAATTTTATACAAATAAAAAGCATAATGTTTTTTTATGGATTTATCTCACTAAGGAATTAAAACTTTTAATAAGAGCTAACATGTCAGCAAAGGATTTAATATGGGGAATAATTACATGAAAGCAGATATAAAGCAATTGGTAGCAGAGGAAAGACATTTACGCTCAAAAAGAGTTAATTGGGAGGAAATCTGGCAGGATATAGGGGATTTAGTTAATCCTGCATCAAATAATTTCACAAGAGATTCAATTGAAGGTGAAGATAAAACATGGCATAGATATGATTCTACTGCTGTTGTTGCTAATAAAGATAGAGCTGCTCACCTTGCTGGCATTCTGGCTAATCCGGAAACTAACTGGATGAGAATAGCGGTTAAAGGGGCTACGGAAGAAAATAGTCCTGAACTATCGCAATGGCTATCTGACGCTAGTAAATCGTTCATGGATTTGCTAAAAGATCCAAAAACAAGATTTTATGAAGAGCTGGATAAAATATTGATAGATGACGGCTCGTTTGGTTGTGTTGCTATGCTTACGCAACCCGGTAGAAATGCGGATGTTTCATTTAGAACATATACGGTTAATAATTTTGTATTTTCGTATGATGATGAAGGTAATTTAGATAGGTTCTTCCTAACTATAAAGCTATCGTTACTCCAAGCAGTCGCTAAATTTGGGTTGGAGAATTTAAGCCAAAAATTACAGGATGAATACAAAGCACAAAAGAGCTTATATAGCGAACATGAATTCATGCATGCGGTCGTTCCACGCACCACGCGGGACAGAAATAAAGACGATAAATTCAATAAAAAAATAGCTGGATATTTTATTGAAAAACAATCATGCCATCTAATAGATGAACAGGGCTACGATGAAATGCCGTATGAGGTGTTTATGGGTCGTCAAAGAGCTGATGAGAGTTATTCGGATAGTCCTGCGATTGATGTAATTGATACTATCAGACAACTTAATCATGAAGCGTGGCTTGAAGATTATGGTGCGGAAGTATCTTTTATGCCACCTGTGGAAATCTCAAGTGATGCGATTGGCGGTGGTGAGCAAATAGATTTATCTCCGGGCGGTTCTGTAGTTGTTGATCCTACCTCAAGACAAGGAGGGAATGCTATAAGACCGGTATACACAATAAGCGATATGAGACCACTTCAAGAAAGCATGCAACGCAAGCAGATGTTCATTTTAAAAGCATTCCTTGTTGAAGAACTGGAGGCTATGCGTAAGAATAATATGTCGGCAACCGAAGCTATAATTAACAACGACAGGCAATTAAGAAAAGCGTCTCCGGTAATTAGACGACTATTCACGAGTTTAGGAAGGGTGTTAACACGAGCTATAGATATTGTAATGGAGCATGATCTATTGCAATATAAGCTATACGGGAATAACCCTGAAGAATTAAAAAACAGGCTTTTACTTCCTGTTTTCCCAGAAGAATTAGAAGATATTGAATTTAAGAAATTAAAATTTGAGTTCAGCTCTCCAGTTTCAAGAGCCATGAAATCAGAAGAAAATAACTCTTTAATGAGACAATTTGAAATATTTAATGCCTTGGCTCAAGTTGATCCAAATGTTAGATATAGGTATGATGGAGATGAGGCATTTAAAATTTTTTCAAAGAATGAGGGAGTCCCTCCTAAAACGCTAAGGAGTGATGAGGTCGTCAAGCAAGCAATAGAAGCGGAACAACAACAGCAAGCACAACAACAACAAATGGAGGCTATGGAGCAGGCGGCAGGTGTTGTTGAAACTGCTGGAAAGGCTTCTCAAGCACTAACTCAACAATAATATTTGCATTATTTTAAAAAAAAGTGTAATAACTCTTATTTAATAAATAAAAATAAGGAATAAATTATGGCTAAAATAAATATAACAGAAACTGTAAAGCTAAGTAATAATCACGAATGTGTTTTTAAGGATATAATAAAAATCTCCGATAAAACAAAAGGGGGAGAGAGGGTTATTGGAATTACTAAGACCGATGGAAGCACGCTTTTTATAAATGAATCTGATATTGATGAAGGAAAATCACTTGATGATCATTTAAAACATTTGTTGTATATGTTTATAAATGGTGAAAAGTGGTGGGAAGAAGAAACCGTAGAAGCTGAAGAAACCACAGAACCTAGCGGGGTAACTAAAGCCAAGATTGATGATGTCTGTAAAAATTTAAGTGATGAACATAAGGAAAATAAAGATAATGAAGCTATTTGAAAAACCATACACCACAAGAGATGTTCAGAAAGACGCTAGAGCTATATTCTCAACACCAGAAGGTAAGAGGATATTAAAGCACTTAGAGTATATTTGCGGTGCTAATAGAAGCAACAGCCCTTATATATTGACAGATAGCCAAATCTCTTATAGTGAAGGTAAGAGATGTGTTTATTTAGAAATACGAAAGTTATTAACAGAAAAAACGATTGAAGAGGTAGAAGATGACAGAACCTATTATACAGCAGGAAGCTCCACCAACAGCGGAAAACAACACAGAACCCACCCAGACCCAAGCAGAAGAAACGAAAGATAATTCTCAAGGCAAATCCACTGATAGTGGTGAAAATAATTCTGATGATTGGAAAAAGAAATATGAAAATTACAGCTCTTTAAAGCCATTTCTTGAAAGCTCAAAAACTCCAGAAGAATTTAATGAAAAACTAGCTGGTGGCTATGATAATTTATCTGGTAAATTAGGTAAAAAAGATAAAGATGAAAAATTAGATGAAAAAAGAGTGCCACCAGCAATTGAAACCATAGAAGGCTATGAACTTGGGGAAGGTGAAGAATGGTTCGGAGATGTTGCACTTGGGCAAAACCTAACAAAAGAACAAGTTGATGCTGTGAAAGAGGGATACACTAATCATGTAAATTCTATAGTAGAACAGCAAAACAAAGAATTTGATGATACATTAAAAGCGGAATGGGGCGATGATTATGAAAAAAATATAGAATCCGCCAAATCCTTTCTTGCTGATAATCTGGGGGATGAAGATATTAAAATATTGAATGGTTTGGACAACTCCGCATTACTTGTGCTTGCTAAGGTTGCTTTACCAATACAAAAGAAGTATTATACAAATTCATCAGTTCCGGCTAGCGGCTCTGGTGGAGGTGAAATTACTCTTGAGGGAATAAACGCTCGTATAGCGGAGATTAGAAGCAGTGATGCCTTTTATAGTCCTACTATGTCTCAAATGGCGGAGCATGAAAAACTTATCAAAGAGGAAATTGAACTTCGGAAACAGGCTAATAAAATAAACAATAGAGGTAATTAACTATGACTACAATTGAAACGACAACAAGAGACAGGGTGGCAAGTCGCGAAGAACAAAAAGAAGTTCGTATCGTGGCGGATGCGGATGGGCTTTATCAATTTAGTGCGGATAGTGCCGGATATGTTGAGAAAGTAATCCTAAGTAATGGAGCTGTTGCTTGCGATGGAGATAATGGATACGAAGTAGCAGTTTATAATAGAAGCGATAGTGATAACAAACTTGCATATGTGGGATTTGGTTCAGGAACGGAGGCGGCTAAGGCTGATGATACTGATGTTGCTGTTGCTGCATATGAAACGGCAACTATTATCAATGAAACTAATGCAGAAAGCTCTGATAGATGTGCAGCTGGTGATTTACTTGAAATAGAAGTAGACAGAGACGGCACTACTGTTCGTGGAACTATAACAGTCATTATGAATTATGACGGAATAGGTCGCTAGTAGCGATTAAGGAAAAACCGCTTGCGGTTACGGAAAGTCTATTGTTTTCTATTTTTATTTAAGACTTTATAAACTAGATTAAATAGAGGTGTTTGCATATTTAACCAAATAAAAATATGCATTTCTTTTGAATACAACATAGCTTGGGACGCTATGCAACAAAAATGGAAAAATTTAAAACGCACACGCAATATGGCATTAGCTAAATTATTTATTTGCAATAATTAACCAATCATGTATATATAAATCATATCGGGTAGCGATGAGTTCTTTATCGTCCGATGACAGCGGGAAAGACAGCTAGCCTAAACAGGCTTTAAATGTTAAGAAACGTCCGAAAAGGGCAAGACGGGTAGCGATGAGTTCTTTGTCGTCCGTTCCGAATAAGTCGGGTAGCGAATTCTGAAAAAGGTATTTTTTTTATATATTTATTTTCGGAGTTAAAAAATGACACAATATAGTATTGAACAAGCATATATTGATGCTTTTTCTGCGACCGTTCATCACTTGTCGGAGCAGGAAAAATCAAACTTGCGGGGTGCTTGCCGCAACGAAATGATCAAAGCAAAATCTAAATATTTTGATCGTGTAGGTTCTGTTGAAACTAAGCCAATAACTGGACAGTATGAGCCTAAGGAATTTATCCAACCTGATCACACTCGTAGAAAGTTGATTACAACAACAGAAAGCGTTAGTTTGATTGTTGGTGAAGAGGATATTGAAAAGATTCTCATGGATCCAAAATCAATTTATGCACAAAAAGCGGCTGCTGCAATTAATAGAACAATTGATGATAGGATTATCAAGGCTGCTTTTGCTACTGTGGTGACTGGACAGGAAGGAGGCGGAACTGTTGATTTTGCTACAGATGGTGGACAGACAATCGCAGCTGGTTCAACCGGTATGAATAAGGCTAAAATTGATAAAATCTGTCAAAATTGGATGGAAAATAATTTCATGGGTGATGACGATAGATTCCTTGTTCTTCCTCCAAGTGGTGTAATTGATTTGATGAATGTTGAAGAATTCACAAATAAAGATTATATCATGGCTGGTTTGAACGATAGTTTAGCTAACGGAATTGGTAAGATTGGCGGAATGTATAATCTTAATCTTATTTGCCAAGTTGGAAATCCTAATACTGGTAAGGCTGAGCTAAATAACTCAAACGGTATATGGGATTGTATAGCATTTACCAGATCATCAATGATAGCAGGATTTTTGATGGATATAGATATCAGGGTTAATCAACAAATTAGCTTGGATTTAGATCCATATTCAATTGATGCAAGAATTTCTGTTGGTGCTTTGCGTATGGAAGGTCCAGGTGTTCAGAAAGTTCAAATTAAAAAGACTAATTAGGGAGGTATAATATGACTGCAAATGTAGGAACTTATTTTGCTGATACCATCACTAAATCTCAAAGTGGTAGTGGCGGGTATTCTGAAAGTAAATACACTAAAGGAGTGCGACAAGGTATTACTGAAAATGTAGCTGTTGCTGCTGCCGATAACGATGGAGATACTTACACTGTTGGTGTTATGCCAAGTAGTGCTGTTCTTCAGCGTGGAAGCAGTGAGCTAAGTTGCACTGCTATAACCGGAGGGACTGATTACGATCTCGGTATTTATGAGATTGATGAAAGTGCCGACGGTTGGGTTGGTGCAGAAGTAGACGGAGATTTATTTACCGATGGTGATGATTTATCGTCTGCTGCTGATGGTATTGATCCGTATCAAAGCATTGCTGCTGGGGATATGGGTAAACCGTTATGGGAGCTTTTGGGATTGAGTGCTGATCCTAAGAAAAGTTATCTTGTAGTTTTGACGGGTAATACTGTTGGAACTGCGGCGGGTAATGTATATTTGGAATTAGGATATACAGTATAGCTATTATTATGTGGTGTGTCGGTTTTTCCGACGCACCATGTTAATATTTAATGCCATCTAGTATGGTTGAAAAAAATAACATGGGATAAAATATGACAACAATAGTAGATATTTGTAATTTTGCTCTTTCTGAAATAAGAGCCGATCCAATTGTAAATATCACGGATAATAATCCGAGAGCTATTGCTTGTAATTTATTCTACGATCGCGATAGAAAATTTGTATTGCGTTCCCATCCTTGGAATTTCGCAATAAAAAGAAGTGCGGCAATTGCTGCGGAGGAGACGGGTCCTGAATTCGGATTTAATAACTATCATGCTTTTCCAACTGATTTTTTAAGATTACTCACTGTTCATTATACTGATTCAATAGACATACAAGAGGAAGCATCTATATTAACTCCACATATGTATTCTATAGAAGGGCAGAACATCGCCACAAACGAAGCGGAGATATATCTACGCTATATCTACGATTTGGAAGACACTACAATATTTGACAATTCATTCATCACCTGCCTTGCTTATAAATTAGCGAGTTCTATTGCTTATCAAGTAACAGGTTCTGCAACATTAAAAAGCGAGATGTTTAAACTTCACAAATTGGCATTACAGGAAGCCAAGGCAATAGATGGACAAGAACGCCCGCCAATTGTGGTAAGAAGAAGCCCTCTAGCAAGAGCAAGGAGAAGAAGATACGGAAGATGCAATCCACTAATTAAGGGGTGCTAGATGGCAAGAGCTACCGCTATATACACGAATTTCACGGGTGGACAGATTTCCGATAGTATGGATGGTAGAGTTGACACCGTTATATATCAGAACGGTTGTAAGCAACTGGAAAACTTTCTAGTTACGCAACAAGGCTCTGCGAAAAGAAGACAGGGCTTAAGATTTATAAATGAAGTAAAAGATAGCACGAAGGAAGTGCGTCTTATTCCTTTTGAATTTTCGGAATTTCAGACTTATATATTAGAATTTGGGGATGAGTACGTTCGTTTTTATAAGGATGGTGGGGTGATCTTGGATGGTGGATCGGTATATGAAATAACATCACCATACACAGAATCAGATTTATTTAACATTCGGTTCGCTCAAAATAAAGATTTAATGTACTTGGTGGATGGAGCAAAACCTATCAAGATATTATCAAGGTTTAGTGACACATCATGGACATTGACAGATTTAACTATAGAAAATTCCCCTTTATTACCGGAAGACACAACAGGCTCTGGAGATAATGTTGTGCCTAATTCTGGTTTTGATTCCTCTATTGACGGT